TTAGGGCCACGCTTCGTCCTTCTTTCCGGTTTCGGCAGCATTGCGCGTTCTAGTTTGGGATCGGCGGTTGCTGTTTCCTTTGCCGGCTTGCGCCGGGTCTTCTTAATCTTTCCAAATATCATGATGTATCTCTTCCATCCAGAAGCTCTTCTGGTGCGGCAATATGGCGGCGGTGTTGACGTGGATCGTAAATCCGAGCGCCTTTGCCCTTCGGCAGAATAGTAAATCTTCGCCAATCCATTCGCCGTTTACTGGCCCATCCCAGAACCAGCACCAGTCTTTGCCCTGGTTTGGATCTGCGACTTCGCGCATCTTCTCGAGAACGCTCCGGTGAACGAGCAGGCATCCTGTTCCTGCTGCGTCAATTTCGAAGACTGCGTTCTTGTCGTATTTGTAAAGTGGAAGGAAGCCCTTATCTGAGTCCTGGAATATTGCCGGGACTGGCTTTGGGTAAGGCTTGCCTGGAACTCCAAATCCTGCAAAGACAAGGCCTGCGACGATCGGGCGGTCTTTGTCATGGGCTGTGTCGATCAAGGCATCAAATGCTGCGACGCCGAGCTGCTCGTCTGAGTCCAACATAAGAAGCCAGTCGCTGGTGGTGTTATCCAGAAATTGTTTGACGACTCGGTTGCGTTGCTTTGATAAAAGTCCGGAACCCTTGATTCTTACAAATGGCCCGAGCCTGCTGCTCCTTGCTTGCGCAAGTTGGATCAGTGTGTATGCGAATGATCCGTTTACGGATCCTGGATCGCACGAGCCGATTGTTACTTTGTGTCCTGTCTTCATTTGTTTCCCCCTGTTTGGAAGTGCAGGGCGAGTGACTCGGGGGGTGGGCCACTCGCCCTGCACAATTTAGTACTGGCCTTCGTTTAGAAGGATGGTGCGCTTAGACCTGTGCCTGAAATAATCGAGGCTGCAAGTGGGTAGCGCTCTGCTGTGTATGCGGCGTAACCGTAAACGACAGACTTGATTGTGAGGTTGCCAGCGCCTGTCGCATCGAAGCGAAGTGCGAATGGTGATCCTGGCTGCTCCCAGAGATGAGATTCGCTTGCTGTTACGCAATAGATTTCATCCTGGTTTGTTGTTGTTCCGTATGTTGTTCCGATGTTTGCATCGGTGATGATTGGAAGTCCGAGCATCTGGTATCCGGAGTTTCCGTATGTTGGCGCTCCGCCGACTCCTACTGCGTTCATCGCGCCGTTTGCTGCTGGTACAACAAGCGGACGGTTTGTGCTGTCCACTGCTGCGAGCAAGAATGCGAGACGACGTGGGTGAACTACCCAGTGTGAAGGTGAAACGAATGCGTTTGTCTGGATCTGTGCAATCGCATCAGCAAGCTTTGGATAAAGCAGGCCGACTGTTGGTGCTGTTGATGTGAATGTGATTGCGTTTCCACCTGATGCGCGAAGGCCCTTGATTGTGCCGGCTGTGCCTGCGCCATTGAGGATCTGTGAATCGAGTGTGGTGTGCCATGACTTGATCAAGTCAGCGATTACAAATGAATCGATGCCTGTTCCGCGCTCTAGTGCCTGGCGAGAAATATCTTGCTGGCCTGCGATTGTACGAACATTGATCGTTAGAAGTGTGTCATCGATATCAGTTTCTGAAATTGCATCGTTCTGTGTAACTTGAACGGCTGTCGATGATCCTGTTGTCATGCGGCTGATGTTGAGTGTCATACCTGATGGTGGAAGTGCCATCTTGTTTGTCGCTGCATCGGCGAATGGGCGTCCTGCGCGTGCTAGTGGAGCTGCAAGGTCGACGAGGTATTGTGGAATTACAAGACCATCGAATTGTGCTGTTCCAACATCGCGGCGCTCGATTGACTCTTCACGCATGTGGCGTGCGAGGCGCTCGTTTGCTGCGTAGTCATTTGAGAATTGCGCATTGAATGCGTCCTTCACGAATGATGCACCTGAGTTTGCTGAATATGTACGCTCTTCGCGTGTGACTGTTGCGCTGCCTGTGGTGCGTGGCATTACGACGTCTGATACTGCTGAGCGGATTTCTGATGCCTTTGCATCTGCATCTGCCTGTGCTTTCATCTTTTCGATCTTTGTATCGAGTGAGCGTGATTCTTCTACGAGTGTATCCACCTTTGTGGTTTCCTCTTCTGTTAGGTCAGTGCGGTTCTCTTCTGCTACTGCTTCGAGAACTGCGTCCATCTCTGACTTAACTGCATCACGACGCTCGATCAACTTATCAAGGAAAGACTTTGACATGTGTTGATCTCCTTCTGATTAGGGTTTGGATCAAAGTGGTGTCACTTAATCTCGCGGCGCATGTTGGGTGCGAGAGGCGCTCCGGCTTTGTATCTGCTGATTGCAGCAGAATTCTAGTTTGTATTGTTTACGATTGCTTGCGCAAGGCGTAGAGAAATTGAACGAGGCGATGCTTCTTCGGCCATTGGTTCTTCTGCTGGCACGTCTTCTACTTCGACTTCTGTTTCAATTTCTGATTCTGGTTGAATGCCGAGAACTGTTTCCAGCATCGACTTTCCTTCTCCAAGATATTCGTATGATTCGTCGATCTTGTCGAGGATGGCCTGGATTACGATCAGGCTTTCGCCGGTGATCTCGCGTCCTTCTTTGATCGCCTGTCGAGCTGCTGCGATGTGTTCTCTCGCTTCGACTGTTGTGGTTGGATATGCCGGGTAAGTAACGACTGAAACGTCGCCATCTGCCAGCGATAATTCTGTAAGGGTGCGCTCGGTTCTTCCTTCGTTCCATCTCTGGCGGATCACTCGGAATGCGAAGCTCATCTGATCAACGTCGCCGCGCTCGACCAGGGTGTAAAGGTCGCGAGCTGCTTGCGTGTCTGGAAGATCGGCGTCCATGTAGAGGCCGGTTTCGTCTTCCTTAAGTCGAAGGGTTCCGTTCTTCGTGCGTGCCAAAGGTAGACCTTCGTGATTGATCAAGAGGCGCACATCTGGTGTTTCGGTTAGCGTCTTGCGAAATGCGCCGGGTGCGATTCGTTCAATAAATGGAAGCGGCACGCTGTCGTTATTGAAGACGGCGGCGTATCCGGAGAGGCGCATCGTTCCGTCCTCTGCCTGGCGTGCTTCTACGTTCTTGATCGTAAAGGTGCGGCGTTCGATTTTCTTTGTCATTTTGCTCCTTGAGTCTTCTTCCGCGTCGAGTGCGTCTATTTTTCTCTGCGCCCAGTTTTGTGCTCGGTCGCTGAAGTTGGAATCTCCGCCCCATAAGAGCCAGGCCACTAATCCTGCGCCTGGGTATCCGGGATCGGATGGGTTGCTGTTCTTCGGTGCTTGGCCGTCGACTTTGTGTCTTGCAAACCAGGGGGCCATCTTCCTGATCTTGTTTTCGGTTATGTTGCCTGCTGCCATATCGCGAGCTGCTCGCTTGGTTCCTTCTGTGAGGCCGTCGCCGCCATATCCGTCACGTAAATATTGAAGTCCACGTTCTGCGTTTGCTTGAATAAATTGGGGGACACTTAGGTCGACTTGTCTGGTGTTTGTTTGTGGTTGCCATGCGTTGCAGTAATAGGCTCCATCTACATAATCATTCCAGTGCTCGCACCATGCTTTGGTTCCTTCTGTATTTTGCTTCTCTTCGTTGTAGAACAAGCAATTTCCGCACGCTCTTCCTTCTGGCACATCTTCTGAAAGTGCTGGCCTGTAATTGTCTGGAAGTTCTCGCTTGCTTACTTCGCCGCCTGGTTGCATATCTTCTGCGATCGAAACGGCCACCATCTGGTCGACGGCGTCCTGTTTGTTTTCGTGGCATCCGATTGTGGTGTATGCGCCGTCTGCTTCTTCTTTAACGGTTGCCCATCCTGCGCAGTCGCTCTGGCTATCGCTTATGAAATATGGCATTTATTCCACCTCATAAACTGAAGCCGGATCTCCTGGGTCAATTGTGGAGATCTGCTGTAGCTGGCTGCTTGGCACTCCTGTGTGGGCCATCGGTGGTAATCCGACGGCTTCTGTTACGGCCTTTGGATCGAAGCCGACCTGGATCAGGCTTGCTGCGATCTCTGCTCGAAGTTTGAGTCCTACATCTGGTGCATCTGCTGCATCGATGTTCTGAAGTGGCACTCTGAATTGATCGCCTGGTGTTCCCAGTGGTGCTAAATCTTCAACGGCGCGGACGTCGTTAAGTGATAGGAAGCCTTCGCGTAGGCCCTTTGTGTATGCATCGAAGCGCTCGAGTGTGGTTCCACGAAGCAATGCGTCAAGATTAAATTTGATGAAGCCGTCCGGCTCTGGAAGTAATTCGGACATCGATTGTTCGATTCGTTCCAATAATGGGCGAAGTGAGTGCTGAACGAATGAAAGGTTCTGCGCTTCAACGCTGGCGAATGACATCGCTCCTGCTACTGGGTGTCCTAATAGGCTGATCGGTACTCGGAATAATCTCGCGATATCTTCAACGTTGAAGCGCCGGGCTTCTAGCAGCTGCGCGTCTTGCGCGTTGAGAGTGAGTGGGCGGAATTGTGCGCCGCCTGAAAGGATTCCGATCTTGCCTGCGCGGTACGGCCCTGTGTGCGTTACGTTCCAGTCGCGGCCGATGTCGCTTGCCTGCTCTTCTGTTAATTCACCCGGTACTTCAATGACGCCGCCTGGGTTTGCCGCGTTGCCGAAGTATGCGGCTGCGTATGTGTCTGCTGCCATCGCTGCGCCGATCGTGAGTCGAGCTGCTGCGATTGGGCCGAGGCCGTAAAGTGAACCGGGAAGTCTGAAGAGTGGAATGTGTTTCATTTCGCGTGACGTCAAAATGCGCGAGAAGGTTCCCTCTGGATCTTTCATCTTGTAGATGATTGGCTCTCCTGGGCGTGGGCGTTCAATGCGAACGTCGTCCGGGTGTACGCAATAGACTTCTTGGACTTCGTCCATGTCGTCGCGAACGGTGAGGATGAATGCGTTGCCATGAATATTAAGTGAAGCGATTATCTGCTCGTAAAACTCTAGGCGCGATGCTTCTGGATTTGGTTTGTTGATCCAGGCTGGTTGCGATCCGTAAACGCTGGCGTATGAGATTCTGTTTCTGCCGCGTCGGACGTATGCTGCAAGTGGCAACGAGGAAATCGTATCGCCGAGCAATCTTACGCAGGCATAAACTGTCGACATGCGAATTGCAGAGTCTGCATTTACATCGATTCCAGATGGGGCCATGTAAGCAGGGCGGCCTGGGATAAGTGGTTCGACCCATTGGCTATTGTTTGTGCGCTTCTGCTCTGCTGCTTTGATTCGCTTCGATAGACTCATCAGTTAGCCTTTTCTGTTATCCATACTAGGAATGTGCCTAGTGTAATTAATGCGATCGGAAGTGAAAGCATTCCGATTCCTATCGTCGCCAATGCCACGCCTGTCACTTCTGCCACGAGTGAGAAATCTATTTTTTTCATTGCGCTCCTAAAGTTGAACCGAGAAGAACCGGGCCACTGGTGACTTTGGTTCTGGTGGTTGCGTTGCCCTGTCATATCCGAAGATTGCTGCGACGGCCGCATCGACTTTTCTTTTCGAGCTTGCCTTCGCAACCATAACGCCCCGAGATGATTGCTTCGTGACGCAGTTTGTGATGTGCCTTGCCATTCTTTCATCGCCATCGTGAGTGAAGCTTTGATTCACTACGGCTTCATAGAATTTTTGCGTCGCTGGAACCATTCGCTCTGCGCTGTTCGGGTAGGAAACGACTGGCATTCCTTGCTCGTCCAGAAC